AATGTTCTAGAGAAAAATCACATTCAATAAGTTTAAGTTCCTTATGTAATTCAGACTCGTTAATGTCGTCAAGTATAATTTTGTAATGTTTCGGAACCTCATCACAAGGTTGAATTAATTCGTACAATCGCTCTAAATCAATCGCGTTATATAAATTTAAATTATCCTTCAAATATTTGGAAACCGCCACGATATCCAGTCGACCTACGCGATTTTTTTCCACATCAGTTAACGTCAAAACCGGTGGCGAGAATAATTCGCGAGAACTAATCACATCATACTCTTTCTTTTTAATTAAATATGTTTCTTCACTACACATATTAAAATTATGTGATTTTTTTACCAGTTCGCTTTTGTAAAAGTCCTTGTAAGTGGTAACCGCATCTGTAAGTGACAGTTTGTGAATATAATTTTGACAAATTTCAATACGTGTTTTAACTAACACCAACGAATCTATATCAATGTCATTTTTTACAATTTCACAATTGCCTATATTTTTCAGTTTATCATTGATATCCTGTATATCTGTTTCCGACAAATCAGGTATTATTTTTTTATTAAATTCGCATATTTCACTCTGATTATTTTTAATGTCTTGACATAATAAATCACATTTTATTTGTTGATTCGATAAGTGTTTTTCAATAACATTAGTTTCTCTTAATTCAGACTTTGTTAAAATATTGGATTTTAATTCAGTTTCAACATTGTTATTTAATTTTACAATTTCAGATATATAATTTTTTCCGTCATGTTTCAACAATTTAATTTCACTCTTAGTTTGTTTAATTAAATTAGTGAGTATTTCAATATTTAACATCTTAACCAACATAATAGACATTTCCTCTTGGTCCAAATCAACGAGAAATTTTCGATGCTGTAATGCTGTAGTCATGTTAATAAAATCTTTGTAACTCCCAATACCAACAACTTCTCGCAAATAAGTGTATGTATGAACAATAGTTTGCTGTGTTATATTTCGCAAAGAATTTGTAGAATGCTCACGAATATATAGTCGATGTTCACTTCTGGAACTAAATAATATTTGTTCAATTATATACTCATCATACTTCATAACACCATCAACTGTACCGGATGGTACTGATATAGAAAGTTTTATCATACCACTATCATATTTTTTATTAACTATATCCCGTTTGTATCCACGCTCGCATTCATTAAATAAGATACGAATTAGTATATCAATAATAGACGATTTACCATATTTATTTTTTCCGTTAATGACAACTATATCATTATCCCATGTTTTAAAATCTACATAATTATCTTTACCATAGCATAATATATTATCCCATGCCATATAATTTAGCACATAATTTACATAGTTAATATCGTGAGCATTTTGCAAATTAGCACTGTGATGACTTAAAATTTTAGATAACATTTTATCAGATATTTTAGAACCTGCTAAAAGACTTTTAATACAAGATTCGTGATCTACGGAAATTGACTTTTCTTTAGTATAATTTTTCGATGTTGCATCATGCGGTTGTTCCATCATATGATAAATATCTTTATTTACTATTTTGTTTAATTTTCCATAAAGTTTTGTAATTTTTACTTTAATATTTTTTAAAAATTCGTGAGAACAATTTCTATGCCATAACTGAACGTATTTTATTTTTTGACCTTTAATAATTATTGGCAACTTACATTTATTATTTAATGCGGTTATCTTAATATACAAATTTTTAAGAGGTATGAATTTATGTGAACCTACACCTTGTACTAAATCCCATAGTATATATCCATGGTCAATACCTTCACCTTTATTTTTTTGTACAAATGATCCGCAGTATGCTATTTTATCGGTAAGAAATTGTGGTTTGTGTATATCACCTAACATAGTGTAGTCGTATTTTATAAAATCGTTAATATTATACAACTGGTCTTTTATTTCTTGGTCATTGTCATACAAAGCACCATTAACAGCATCATGTAATAGAGCAATTTTAATAGAGTCATTATCACGCATAGTTAATTTAGTTGTATCCATGATACTGTGAACATAAAACTCAACATTTGATACGGTATATATTTGCGATTTTGTTAGGCATGTAATGTATGAATAAGAATTTATGAGGATATCTAATGATGTTTGTTTTTGATTATCATTGTTAATATTATAATCATGGTTACCAACCACCAACAATGTTCGTATTTTATTAGTATTTAGCGTAGACATCATGTTATTAAAAATAAATAAATCATTGGTAGTTAAAAATGTTTTATTTTCAAATATATCACCAACAATAACCAATAAAGATTTTTTAACACCACGTTCTAAAATATCCTTTATCAACACATTAAAAGAATTATCTAAATTTTCTACGCGATTAATGTCAATATGAATATCAGAAATGTGGAAAATATACTGCATTGTGTAATTCGTTTGCTTACCGTTTGAATATAATTAGTTTGTTTACAGTTTGAATGTGATTCGTTTGCTTACAGTTTAAAGTTTATAATTTAACAATTTAATATTCAAACTTTAAACTGTAAGCAAAATAATTACAAAAAAAAATAATTACAAAAAAAAACAATGTCAATTAAGACATTTAAATGCAGTTTATACCATTCATTATATATCTATACATATATACATATATACTCATGCAGGAGTATACATATATATAAATATAGGTTACCAATATTCAATTTTTTTTAAAAAAAAAATTATTCAATTGTACATTAACACAAAATAATTAATGTAAATATTATTAAATTTTAAAAAAATATAACTGAATAAGTAGAATATAATTATATTGGCATACGTTTATCAATTTTATTTCGTATATGTTCTGAAGGGCTATATATATATATCGTATAAAGTTTTAATGGTTTATTTCCAGTATTTTTTATAAAATGTAAAATGTAAAATGTAAAATGTAAAACGTTAGGCAAAATAATAACTGACATATCATCTTTGATACGAATTTTTTTTTGTATTTTTCCATATTCTACAATACAAGTACCTGACTTCACTTTAATAAAATTGTGTTGTATTGGGGGTGTTGCTCTAAACGTATAAATTCACCTTTTTCCAAAGACATCAAAACTAATTGTTAATGTTTTGTTGTATAAATTACTTTTTATAATTTTATTTTTAAGCGCCGCGTTTTCAATATGTAGTTGGTAACCCATTAACTAGAGGAATATATTTAGATAGCACATGGAATACTGTAATATATGATACAATATTACCTAACCAAGTAGTTGAATTAGGTAATACTTGTTGAAATTCACTAATTGATGTATCATTAATATTTTTATAAAACATAATATCCCGAAGATAATTATAATATTTAGTGGATAGTTCACCAGTTCTTTTAAATTTATTTTTGTACAAATTAAATGCCTTACTTGGAATAAAATTAAAATTAATATTTTCGTATTGTTTGGAACTTAGCAATGTTTCTATTGTTTCAGGTGATTTACTTGCAATTGTTAATCGTTGAATATATTTTCTCCATTTCATATTAGATTTTGCACCTGTAATTCCACATAACTGTTTTAAATATGGGATACAATGTGAATATGCCTTACCTTGCCGGGGAGCCCATTTTGCTGCACGTGACATGGTAATCTTTGAATAGTTTCCTGATAGTTGAGCAATATATAAATTTTTATCATCATTTGACAAAGCAATTGCCATTGGCGTGAGCAATAATATAATTTTATACTCAGGCATTGCTTGTTGTTTGGCAATACTTGCCAGTATTAAACAATCTTTATAATACCCCATCTGAATAAATGTTATGTAATTTACAATAAATATTTTTTCGTGATTTTCTAGTAACCACATTAAAATTGTATATGATAATAGTTTTTCACCCTTTCCTTTTCCGTGATTATGAGGACCAGAAGATTTTCTTATATTACGTGTATAAAACATTAATGCTACTAGTGTTATTCCTTCATCATAATTATAAACAGTATGTAGTTTTAGTAATATAGTATTTTTTTCAAATGAATCTCTTGTCATGTTAAATATATCACATATATAATTCTTAGCATTTTGATTCCAATTATACTCAATAGTACCATTATTTGTGTATTGGATAATATTCATTATTTTAACAGATTTAAAAGTATAAACATATTTATATTATACTTTTAAACAGAATTAAAATAATTAAAAAAAACAACTAACTATCTCTTATCAACACAGATTCCACTTTGGAATTCTGGTGACATTGAAATAGCATAATCGGATCTTTTCCTTCATTATTGATAGTGGAAAGCTCTAAAGTGACTGTTAATTATATATACAAAAGTCACCTGGTAAATGGTATGTAGGGTGATAGGAGCGAAGATGCTCAGGGAGGGAGCGAAGATGCTCAGGGAGGGAGCGAAGATGCTCAGGGAGGGAGCGAAGATGCTCAGGGAGGGAGCGAAGATGCTCGAAAAGGAAGCGAAGATGCTCAGGGAGGGAGCGAAGATGCTCGAAAAGGAAGCGAAGATGCTCAGGGAGGGAGCGAAGATGCTCAGGGAGGGAGCGAAGATGCTCACAAGTCCTCATTATCATCTTGACTTTTTGGGATACCCCATAAATTCTGTGATCACTGACAAGATAGATTTATCCCACAACATATGTGTTGTAGCCTTTTCAAATGAAGAGGGTTTACAATAAACATAATCATTGACGATTTGCAAAATTGTCAATGGTACACCATAAGTTTGTAAAGTTGAGTTTACTAACTTATTAAACCGTTGATGTCTGGTGAATTGAGGATCAATTGTGCACATCCATGGGGGTGAGGTTCGTGGGGTGATCTTACCATTTCTCATCGAACAAACATGATCTCTATTGGCGGCCTCGCCAGTTGACGCAAAGATATCAGCAATCATCGTCAAATCTCTGATATGAATAGAAACTCGACAACCAGAATTATTCTCGAAAAATGTGAAGACGAGCTCTTTTTCACAGTCACGTGAAAGACTGATTCGATACACAGCACCGTTCGCAGCACCCCAATGATTATTGGGATACATATGGATTTTTAGATCTTTAAGGTTACCGTTAAATAACTTCAAACGATTGAGCAATTGTTTAAGAGAATGAAATTTGTGCACTTTCTCATCCATTTTACCGGTTCTAGGATTGTAAGAGTGTAACATCATTTGAAAGATCCCAGACTTGTGATGTCCAGCAACAGGAATTTTGAAAGAAATTCCCTGAATTGCAATGGTTACCATCCAAGTACTGTGCACAACCAAACTTCTTGTGAACTTGGTAAGCGAAACTGCTTGATCCCCTGAGCTAATCATCGGACGACGTCCACACGAACGTCGTGCACACACGTGATGATTTCTCACTTGATCAAGAGCGAGAATCGCGGAAGTCATCAGAAACCAGGGATACTCCATTGCTGAAGGATCAAAGATTGATGTGCTATCGAAGCCGCCCACACTTGCAATGGGATGGAACAATGACATGTAGATGGTAAGCGCTACAAGATCTGAGCACTTCTGCTTGAACATAATGTTTGACATGGATTTCGCAAACATAGCAAGATACTTTCCACACAGACCACGACCAACCAACAATGCTCGTGTGGTTTCGGACTCTGGTTGTTGCACTGCAGGTGTTGGAACTTTCTCCTCATCATCCCAATTCGTAGCAGCATCAGTAGAGGACATTTTGAGTTTCTTGAGCAAATGCGTTTGTCAGGATCAGGTGATTTTTAATATAATGTTTAAATTTTCATTTTTTTTTAAAAAAAAAGTACACATCATATTAATTTGATGCGGAGTACTTTATATATCGTCTAGAAACTTAGACAATATATGTTCCTCTCCTCCTACTCCTACTCCTACTCCTACTCCTACTCCTACTCCTACTCCTACTCCTACTACTACTACTACTCCTACTCCTACTACTACTACTCCTACTCCTACTCCTACTCCTACTCCTACTACTGCTTTACTTCCTCTTCATCTTCCGCTGCTGCTGCTGCTGCTGCTGCTGCTTCTTTTTTGAGTTTGCGTCTGAGCCTGCGGCTGGAGCTTTTGCTGGGTTTGATACCCGCTGCCTTTGCTGCTGCCTTTGCTGCTGCCGTTGCTGCTGCTGCTGCTGCTGCTGCTGCTGCCTTGCTGTGACACTCTTTACAGACACGAACACCATCCTCAGAGACAAGGTACATTTTTTTACCAATGTACTTTGCCTCTGAGGATGGTGAACAATACCCACAAATCAATGTCTTACTACAGACACCTACTACATGTAGATTACAACATGTGCACTGCTTACAGAAACATGCACCAACACACTCAGAGCAATGATGTGTGATGGGTGACTTATTGCCTTTGTATAGCTCTGGAATCACGCACTTGCACATGTCTCCAGTACATGAACATACATGACCCACATCAGCAAGCCACTTTTTTAATGGCGTTGCTGATGGCAGAAAGAACCCACGTGCAGCAAGAACTTCAGTACTTTCACCCACCGTGATATGTGGTGAGTCGATGTTCACAGTGTGTTTGAAAAAGAGGCTTGCGGGGCCAGTAAGAGTAAAACCAGTGGTAGTCTGTACCCACGTAGTTACATTCTCATACAAGTGGTCACCCAATAGCTTCTCCCATTCTTCCGGTTGTTTGTTCCCGTCTGGCACATCTCGCCTGTATGTAATATGTAACTTTTCGGTAATTCGGGAGTTTGGGTAATTTTCCTTAAAGAAAGTCACTTCAACAGGTAATGCAAACACAGAAGTCACCTTAGTACTAAACTGACTTTGTTTTTCTAACATATACCAGTCAGCATTTGCGGGGATAATAATTACGATTTTATTATAAGCATCCAGATACCATTCTGCTTTAGGAATGTGTGCTGCGATAGCGATAGCAGCATTGAACAAAGAACCATATTTATTACTTACTTGAGCCACTGTGTTTAGCCCATCCGACACTTCCCCCAGCTTTTGCTCTTCCAGCTTCTGCTCCTCCAGCTCCAGCTCCAGCTTTTGCTTTTGCTTTTCCAGCTCCTCCAGCTCCAGCTTCAGCTTTTGCTTTTCCAGCTTCTGATTTTCCAGCTTCTGCTCCTCCAGCTCCAGCTTCAGCTCCTCCAGCTTCTTCTTTTCCAGCTTCTGCTCCTCCAGCTTCTGCTCCTCCAGCTTCTGCTCCTCCAGCTCCAGCTTCAGCTCCTCCAGCTCCAGCTCCAGCTTCTCCATCTTATTCTCCAGCTCCAGCTCCTCCAGCTTCTGCTCCTCCAGCTTCTGCTCCTCCAGCTTCTGCTCCTCCAGCTTCTGCTCCTCCAGCTCCTTCTTATCCTTCGCCATCTTATTCAACGTCTTCATCGCAATCCACCTGATCCATTTATCGTCGGGCCAGTCATTGGACCAGCATTGTGAGTTCTGCCCCATTTCCCAACATTTTTCACATCCCAAATTTTCAACATCAATCGATGACACACCCGATTTCATACTCGATACGATTCAACACTAGTCCTGATGCCCTTGAATTCTACTTTTAATATAGGTAAAAGATTTTCATTTTTTTTTAAAAAAAATAGATATATTTGTGCATGTAATAGTAAAACTGTTCAATACGGTTAATCCGATTTATAAGTTTTATACACTTTAATAATTTGTTTTTTTACCCGGTTTTTATTAAAATTTTTGTCAACAAGCCACATAAGTAAATTGTCTATTTTAGTTTTTGTTTGTGGTCTTATGGTTTTATCAATATTTTTATCTCTCTTGTCAATAGAAACAATACCATTATTTTCTAAATCATACGATGTTAAGTCAATAGATGTTTCAAAAATTTTTACCGCGTTTTTTTGTTCAGGCGTCAATATAATAGTTTTATATTTTTTTAAAACTGTCTTAGGACCTACATTAGCAGTTTTCTTCGCGTGATCACATCCTAAAATAACACCAATTTTTCGCAACTCTAATATACTAATCTTATTAGTTTCTAATATATTTTGAAGTGAATAAGATTGTAATACTTTTTTACCATTGGATTTAACATTGCGAATAAGTTTATTTGCTCCATACATTAATGCATCAATGTCAGTGCTAAATACAGCATCAGCATAATTATGAATTGTGAGAGTAGCACACAACTGCTCCGCTTCAATTCCTTTATGTGCAGTAATCCAAGGTACATTAAAACTATTAAGTATAAATTTAATATCATTAATTATTCTACTATTCATGCTAAAACATTGTTTTTCCTGTGCACATATTTTATCATCCATAGATTTTTCAGAAACCGCATCACTTGCAATTGTTATTAATGGGTTTTCATCTTCGTCTGATGAAAATAAATCTTCGATAGATGCTCTTTTATTTTTTTGTTCTTGTTTTTTTATTTTAAAATTTTTTAATCTTTTTTCAGCAGCAACTCTACGATTTTTACGAATTTCTAACTCATGTGTTTTATTTGGAGGAGTATAGCCATTTTCATGAAAATCAAATACCCAAATTTGACCAGTATTGTTTTGTTTAAAATTTAAAACCTTTGACATAATAACACTAATATGAATAGAAGAGTTTCCGTAGGAATCTGTTAAAGTGCTAATACTTTTTGCACCAAGTGCAGCTTGATAAGCTACAACAGAGGCATCAACAGCAATAATCTTCCCCGTTAAATCTTTCATATTTATGATGGAAGGTGACGAAAACTTACTAAATGATTTAATCCCCATTTGTTTAGTTTAATTTTAAACTATATATAATTTATAAAAAATAATATTCAAATTTGAATTTGCGTTAAAAATATTTAAATAAAACTGTTATCTTCTTTATAGATGTTTGTAAGCAAAATAAACTAATACAATTTGTTAATACACATATATTCTTTAATTATGTATATATTATACATAATTTCATTAATTTCATTAATAGAACATGTATCTAAAGTTAGGGTTTCAAATAACTTTTTATTTGTGTTAAATGATATATTAGCTTTCTTAGCATTTTGCTTATTATATTCAAAACGACATATTTGATTTTTTTGTATACCCAAAATACATTTATCAGAATCATCATCATTAATTAAATCATCATTAGAATCATCATTAGAATCATCATTAGAATCATCATTAGAATCATCATTAGAATCATCATTAGAATCATCATTAGAATCATCATTAGAATCATTAAAATCATTAAAATCATTAATTAAATTATTATCAGAATCATTAAAATCATTAATTAAATTATTATCATTTTCTGAACTTTTTAACAATTGTTGATTGTGTATTTCAGTAGGTGTATAAGTGGAAATGTTAACAGGAAATCCACTTTTTGAAGGAACACTCATGGAAATGTTAGTATGTTTACAGGAAATTAGTTTTTAAAAAATGGTCCTGTTAGTTGTTATATATGTAATATATAATTCAATTTTATATTACATATATAATTGAAATAATTATTGTAAAATATAAAGTCGTTATATCATATTACTTAAAACAAAAAATCTACGTCAATTGGAATATATAATTGTGTTTTAGTAAATCAAAAAAAAATATGATAAATGTATTTTTGTAAATGTGTATATCATATTTTTTATAAATTCAGTAAACACTATTATATAACATTGGTAAGTAATAGTGTTTACTGAATAACTACAACATGACAAAAAAACAAAAAAGCGTTAAAACTGTAAACACAGAAGATTATCATTTTAACTACATAGATATACAATACGATAATCATATAATTTCTCCAATTATAGAAATTTATAGATGGGAAATGTTTAAACAACTAAAAAATCATATTAAGTCGGTGTTTATAAAATACAAATTAAAACCTGCTAAAAAATCACTTGATAATCATATGGATAATATACTAGTACGGCTTATATTTGAGGGATTTGCTAACGGTCAAATTCATCATTTACAGGATGGTTTATTTAATATAATAGAATCATCTAATTCATTAAAAAATGACATTAAATATTGTTTTACATATTTACCAAACCAAACGACTGAATTGCACAAAAAAATATATGAAGATATTAATTTAGAAGAACAGGTTGATAAAATAATTAAAAAAATACATCAATTTAGCAAAACTATAAAATCCACATCTGTTAAAAACCAATATCAATGCCAATTACAGAAACAAAAAACTGGTAAAAAAATAACATCTATAATACTTAAAGTTAACAATTTTCCAATAAAATCATATATTCCAATCGCAGTATATACAAAACTTAAAAAAAGATTTATTGAATATTGTAAAACAAACAAAAACCCTAAAAAATTAAAATGTGACGATTTAATAACATGTATTATGATACGCTATGCGACCATACAATCTATGGGTAACCAAATGGGAATTCCTATAGCTGCCAAACAGCAATTTAGTAAATGTGGTATTAATTTTGAGGGATTTTCCTCATCACTTAACCACTATTATAAATATTATTGTAGTATGTTTTATGATTTGGAAAAATATTTTGGTAGTCTTGGAAGTTTTATGAATATAACATATAAAAGGGGAATATATATGCATAATCCACCATATGAAAAAAAATTGTTATATAATATGGTTAAAATTATATCAGAATCCCTAGAAGCATCAGATGAAAAAATGGGGTTTTATTTTGGAGCACCTATATGGGAATACTACCCAGAATATACACTACCTGATATAGTTCGTAATTCTAAATTTTTCAAAAAAGAAATATTTCTTGCAGACCAACAATTTCCATGGTATGACTTTATAAAAGAATCATATGCAACAATACCTAAAAGCGTGCGGTATATAATGGCAAATTATTACATTAATATTAAGTGTTTCAAAGACAGTACAGAATATTGGGGTAAAATTAAACATAAATAATTCAATAACTTTTATACATTTTTCTTTTGTGATTTTTTTTTTGTGATTTTTTGAATCATTTATTATAAAATTGTATTTTTGTAGTAATTAATAAATCAATGAATAATACCAATGCAGGAATCCACTTACTATTGTTAATGGATTCTTTAATAACATTATAAATAACATAATATCTAAAAGCAATGGGAATCCCTATTATAATCATCATAAACAAATTTAAAGCATTTTTAATAATATATAGAAATAATGTGTACCAATCATTTTTATTATAATTATAATAATGTACAATTTTTTTTTTAAATTTATACATAATATTTGTCGGTTGTTTAATTTGAGTATGGTTATTGTATATAAAATCATATGTCGAATTAGAAAATTCTGACTTATTAAACTGATTTGAATAATTTGAAGAATACATAATATTCTATTATATATGTATATTACTTATTTATTTTCAGTTTTAAGATTTTTTTTTTAATTTCATGAGTATAAGTAAATAAAAATAACTATGTGAATTGACGGATATGAAATTATGATTATTGTAGTTTGTGTGGTATGTATTTTAATTATATCCAGCGTTGCTGCAGAAGGTGAATGCAATAGGTAATGGATTTACGCTAGGATTTGCAGCTCTTGCTCTTGGTGTTATACTAATGCGATTTGGTTTAACATGAATACCTATGGCACAACCTAAATATAGAGCATTAAGCAGTACAATAGGTCAATTTGGGCAAAACTACCGTGACAATTTGGTTAATCCGGCACCGTATTAAATGATATTTAATGTAAACATGGTAGATAAAAAAAAATATAATATGAAAGGCTTAGTGTTATGTATATAAATTTTATAAAGAGTTGCTATTTATCTTTATTAGCATCCAGCATTTGTTTGAATTTACAAAATTCTGTATATAATTTAAATTCTTCCATCTCTTTTTGGATTTTGTCAATATTTGACATTCTTGGTATATGTTTATTATTTTCAATTGAATTTCTTGGTGTGTATTCAGGTGGGTTGTCGTTTTGTTCGCTTACACTGAACTGTTTATTATATGATTGACGTGTTTGATATGGCGATTTTCTTAAAGATTTTTTTTTTCGTTTTGTATTTGCATGATCTTTTTTAGAAATTATAGGTGAATCAATATTAAAAACAAACCCATCAACATTTTCATTTGAATCTGACATTGATTCATTTAAATCGGGCATTGATTCATTTAAATCGGACATTGATTCATTTAAATCGGACATTTTATCATATTCACCCAGGGATGAATCCTCAATTAATATAGAATTAATTTCTTGGATCATTGAACTACATTTAAATGACTTTGTTGATTGATTGTATAACCGAGAATAAAGTCGTGAAATTTTAGATGTATCCCATAACTTCTTTCGTTTTTCTATTTTATAAGAATTAAGAAGATTAGATATTTCAGCATTAGATAGTGGTTCTGTAATATAAGAAACAACATTACCATTTACATCATAACAATCAATATATTCGTATTTTTCGTAACTGGCTATTATTTTCATAGCATCGTTCAAATCCTTAGATTTGACTATTGGATTTTTACAAATTTTAATAAATTTTATAACATTTTGCTCATATGTATGAGGAACAAGTTTCCTTTTAACTAAAGTATAACCATATGGAATTGTTCCACCTGAATATAATCCCACGTCTTTTAAATATTTTTTAGATGTTTTTACTCGTTCACTAATTAATTTGCTTTCTCTTTCGGTCATCTTGAGAATTTCTGATAATTTTTGTACATCTGTTAATTTGACAATATGTAATTTTTCTCTAATGAATATAATGCTGTTTCCATTTTGTATACATTTTTGAGACATTTCTATTCCAAATTTAGATGATCTTGAAAATCTATCTACACTCGCTATAACAATAACTGTATTTTTTAAATTAACAACTTCGGATATTACCGGTGCAATTTTGTTATACGCACTGTTAATTTCTTTATAAATTCTCCTTGGTTTTAATTTATTCTCATATGAGAATTTCTCACATATACATTCTTGACTTCGCAAACTTACACTTTTATTATATACATTTTGACCTAATGAAGATACTCTGCAATAGATGACACATCTAACCATTTTATTTGAATTATATTTAATTTTATATATGTATGTATTTATTTTTCAATTTTGATTTTAGTAAAATTGAAAAATAAATACAACGATATTACAAAATATCAACTGGTTGATTATTTTCAGGTACACTTTTATTTGGTTGCTCACTTATTACAACTTTTTCGTGAGATGTATTTTTTTTAACTTGTTCTAACTCAGAAAGAATAGGATTTTTGTATAAAACCATGTATATTTTTTCGGCATCGTTTAAAATTATTTTATTTGTGTATGGATAATATCGCATAGTCATTTTAGAAGGCCATAAATCAGATTCAAATTCGCTAAGTGTTATTTGAAACTCTCTACAATTACTTTCACTGGAATTATAAAAAATAGATTCTGATAATATAAATTTACATGGTTCGTTAATCAGCATATCATCTTCGTCAACCATTAATATATATGCTGTATATTTATCATTTTCCTTTTTTCCTATGTAGAAAGTACACATGTCTATTGATGATTCTTTATTAAATGCAGGGGGACTCTCCCAAAATCCTAATAGGTGATTAATTTCACATATTGATTGACCATATTTATAAGATGAATATATCAGTACAATAATAAGTACAATAATAATCCAATACATTTTATATAGTTGATATTATTTTTTTCTTTAATAACTATAAATACATTTTATTTGTGTATTTAGACTATTTACATATACATTCCCATGGGCGGATTATCATTTCCTTTTTGAAATTCTATTAAATCATCAATATGATTTTTCATTATTTTAAATGGTAATTTAAAATTTTTAATTTTGTATGACATTGTCAAGCCAATTTCATTTGTGTGCTGTAATATGTTAATTTTTGTTAATATATTATTTACAGCATGTTTAAGTTGTCTAACGCCAGATTTGCCTTTAGCACATTTAGTTTCAACGGAATATGATTTATCTGTCATTTTAATAAGATATTTTGAAGCTTCTTCACTAAATGTGATATCTTTGATATCTAATCCTATATTTTTTAAACCAGATGGTAATATAAATTTATTTAATATGGCCATCTTTTCATTAGCATCGTATCCATCCAATACTATAATATTAAGACGGTCTTTTAGAGTTTTATCCAATTCTTTTATATAATTTAAGGTATACACAAACCACACATTGGATAAATCAATAGGTATATCATTTCCAATATATTTATCTTTGAAGTTGTGATTTTGTGTAATGTCTGTAATATGAAGTAACAGTTTAGAAACTTCTTCTCCGTTAGGTGTTTTACCAATTTTATCAATTTCGTCGAGGAAAAATATGGAGTTTAATTGTTTCGATTTAATTAGTGCACTGGCAATTGCACCAATACGTGAGCCTTCATATGAATAACCATGACCATCCAAGAAACTTGCATCTCGAGAACCTCCCATCGGTATAGAAATAAATGGTAAGCTCACAGCTTTTGCAATGGCATGTGCAAGCATTGTTTTTCCAGTTCCTTGTGGTCCTACAAGTGCCATATTAAGACCTTTAGTATTAGGATTTGTTAGCATATTATTAATGCTAAATAATATTTGTTCTTTAGCCTTTACCATACCAAAAATATTAGAATCAAGTTCATATTTAATATGTTTTAGAAAAACTCCAATTTTAGTATTAATATTTATTGATTTTATTTGAGTTGGAATACTTAAAACAGTTTCTAACCAATTGGATAATTTAGGATATTCACTGTTGCCAGAACATAATTGTGAAAAGTATTTAAATTTATTATATATTATTACTTTATTTTCAAAAGATTGTGTTGAATTAACAACTCTGTATCTGAGAGGGATATTTGTGACAGAATGCTCATTTAACTTTTGTTCTTCAATGGTAAATGCGGTTTCGTAATTTTCTGTATAATTCCGTAATTGAGACATCATTTCTGCTTTTTGATATTGTTCGATTTTTTCATTAATGTCTCTTTTTAAACTTGAATGTTCAAATGTTTCAGATATTAAATTATCAAGAATATATATTTTTTCTATTAAATCACATTGCTCTTTAAACGGTATTGATGATGTTGTTAAAACACTTTGTACAGTTGGTATTTTTGTAATAAAATTAATAATTTTATCATAAGTTGGTTCTAAATTTCTTATAGTTTCATATGGTAAATCAAATCGCCATTCTTTATTACGAGACTGAATTTTATGCAACTGTATAGATTTATGAGCATCTTCAACAAATTCGTTAACTACTGAGTCTAATAATTGTTTTTTGGCGACCTGATCTATTTTCAATTCTTCTGATAATTCTTCTGATAATTCTTCTGATGATTCTTCTGATGATTCTTCTGATGATTCTTCTGATGATTCTTCTGATAATTCTTCTGATAATTCTTCTGATGATTCTTCTGATAATTCTTCTGATAATTCTTCTGATAATTCTTCTGATAATATATTGACACTACGTCGTTTTTTTCGCTTTTGAATAGATTCTGTAAGTATACTTTTTCTTTTATAACCTTTAGTCTTTTTTCTATTACCTGATTGTAATGTATCAGATTTGTTAAATAACCTTTTAACTTTATTATATGATACATTATTACTACGTAAATACCCTTCTTTTTTTGAATTTATGCAGTCTGAATCGGATATATTATCTGAATTATTCACGTTTTCAAATACATCGTCTATTTCAGGTATGTATTCTGAAATATCACCAGTTGATGATAATTCAGAATCACTCGATGAATCAGTTGATAAATCACATGGTAAATTAGAATGCGATTTTCCACTGCGAGTTTTCACCATTTTAAAAAGTTTTGGTTATAAAGAGTATTATTTATTTATTTATTATATATTTTTCAATTTTAAGATTTATAAAAAATAATAAAATATAGTATTTACATAAAGTATAATTTTAATTATCAGTATTTTAGTGATTTAATCTTAAATATGTTAAAGTTTCCCATAACACTTTACAATCTATTTCATTATAACATTTAATATTTTTCATAACGTTTGAAATTACACCATTATCATGATCAAAATTTTTCATTTGTAAATATTCATTGTATGCATACATCATAGCATCTAATCCGTTATCCATTTCATTAGAATACTGAGATTTGATAATATTAAGTTTGTTTAATGCACCTGCGACTGATTTAAGTTTAAAACATAAACTACCTCTAGTAACTATCGGTTCTGTTTTAAATAATTTTAATAAATCGCACCAATCATAAATAATTTTGCAGGTATCAATATACTTAATGTGCCTTGATAATACCGTATTATATAAGTGTGGTTCAGCGGGTGACCAATGCCACAGATTTTTTGCTTGCATATTGTATATAAAATCATGGAATTCTTGAAACATTTTTCTTTCACTTTCAATCGACATATCATCAGCTATGAAACATTTAAAATACCATGTGTTTGGTAGTATTACATTTGTTAAATGTTTAGCATTTAATATGACATTTGTGGAAGTATGATTACTTTCAACGGGTTGTATTTCATACCCAACACCAATCATAAATATAAAATCACCTGGTACTTGCGTGTCATTTGTAGATGAATTTCGCAAACCAAATGGTGATAGAACTGATGAAATAGTTTCAAAATCAACATATACATCAACAACTGTATCTCGCCAATTGTATAAATTTGATTCTATTTTTTTTGGGTATATTGGTTCAAATTCACTGTTATCTTGATTTACATCTATAATAAGTTGTAAAGTATTTGCAGTGGAATTTCCTGTAACACCCAACATTTCAGATGTAATATTTGGGTGAGTTCGCCAATTGATAACGTTATTTGCATCAGCAAATTTACGGTTTTTATGACCACACATCCACAATTGTGTTATATCATTTTGGCGAGTTGCAATATCTTTTTTCACATGATGCCATTTGTTATTTACAACACACATATTGGGTCTTAATTGTGACACAGTTGGGGGAAGAACCTGCCAACCCTTTCCATTAAGCCGCATTTTTCTAACCCACTTGATAGCATCAGAAACTTTTTTACGAGTTTCATTATCGTGATTTTTAAAATTAACAACTGCCGGTCTATCAAATGAAGTTCCACTATAAAAAATCTTTTGTCTGGTATATTGCCATTTTTTACCAAGTACATATGATTTTGATGGTGTATAATTTTGAATTATACCAAGAATAGTATTATACATATACAACTGACTTTTAAAGGTTTGTACAGTTTTAGAATTTCGCAAGTGTATTCCGTCTGCACATAATACAAGAGTTGACATCTTAATTTCTACAACTCTGTAATGCCACTTTTTATGAGGTTTGATAACAGGTTTATTAAAAATTTTATTTAGGTAATCACTGCGAACAAGTAAATCAGGCATACCAAATATTTTTTTTGAATAATCATGTAAAACTCCTTGATATATAATGGGAGTTCCTTTTTGTATATGATATAGAGTTTCTAAAAATTTGGTATGTGATTTAACAGTTTCGTATTTTCCAATACTAACTACTTCATTTGGGAATTTTTCCATAAGTGTTTGTATAGTGTCGGTTTCAAATTGGATACCACTTTGCATAATATATTTTTCAAAGGTAGGTGGTTTATTATGATTCTTTTGATGTGTTGTATTTAATCCAAGATATAACCAATCGTTTTTGTGATATTCTAACCAATCAACCATAGGATCATCTATAACATAGTTACGAATTGCAGTTGCGGAAACCCAATATTTCCAGTTAGTTATGGTAGGCAATTCAAACTTATCTATAAACTGTGATAATGGTGTTTTGCGTCTTCGTTTTATATCACGATTTCCGGTGGTGACTTGGTATATGTTTCGTTTGCGTTTTGTGGTTTGTAGACTTTTATTAAATTCGCAAATACCTTTACTAGCATTTTCTATCTCAATTTGTTTATAATACATCATATCCATATAAAACTTTTGTATACATTTTAAATTAGTAGAGAACCACAGTTTATCACGAACAACGGTTTTAAGCATAATATTTTCTAATTTGTAATATATGGCGTTTTCTTTAGTTTCCAAAATTTCCAATGAATTAGGTTGAATTTCACCTTTTAAAAGTGAGTCGCTATCATCAGCATCATATTTTTCTTTGTTTTCGTATTTATAAAATTTACATTCTAAATAATCACATTCATCTAAATCACATACTTCTAATTGTATTTGCATTTGTATCCAATATTGAAAAGGAATCTTACCATTAGACTCCCGCGAAAAGGGGCATTTTATTTCTAATAACTTTCCACATTTTAATAAACCATCAGGGCTCGCCCCTAACCACGAATATTTAGAATGCGATACTAATCCAATAGAATAAACATTTGCCTTTTTATAAAATTCATAAAATTTTAAAGCAATAGATTCGAACTGATTTCCCCATTGTGTCGCTGGTGTGAATACTGAATTAACAACAGGTACATTAGAAATTTTAGAAATCATTAATTCATATTTACTTTTGTATATATTACAGTCTAATACAGATGATATATTTGTTGCGGTGAGCATATCTGCTCGTTTGTTAAACCATTCCTGCGATTTTTGTGCAGGAAATTCACCTGCTAATTCTCGCTTGATTAGGTTTTCCGCAGTGCTTGATATATTTGTGGATAATGACATTTTTTGAGAGTTCATGATTTAACGGTCTTTTATAATATTATATATCATAATTTCAATATTGAATTATGTAAAAAATGTTGGTAATATTATATCAAAAGTTAAAAAAATGCAATATATATCAGTTATCATTATTTTGTTGGTTATGGTAACTGTTCGATATTATAGTTATGATAATACATTTAATTATCATACATTGTATGATAATAATGGTGTTAAGATAATACAAAACCAGAGAGATAGAAGAATAATATTTCGCGATAATCTAGTTTATAAACTATATAAAAATACTACAGATGAAGTAAAAAATCATACAAATATACAAAATATAATAAATGATACTATATCATACGACGGCGCTAAAATACCAAAACTGTATTACAGTGATGTCAATACTATAGTTTTTGAACACATTGGTAATATATCCTATACAGATTGGATTGCGAAATTAAATAGTGAGAAAAATAAAAATAGTGAAAAAAAAAATTAAATTTAGGAGGTGTTAAAATACTGGGACACGGTGACCTACATATGAATAATATACGATTATATATTGACAAAAATAATGATGTTAAAGAAGTTTATATTATTGATTTAGAAT